AGAAAAGGTAAATGACGAAGCCGACAGCCTCATTCTAGGGGCTGTCCGGTGTTACGTCCGGTGGAAGTTCGGGCTCAATGCGGAGGATGCGGAACGCAACCGCGAAGGTTACGAGCAACTGAAAAGCGATCTCCAGCATTATGGAGAGTATAAGCGGGAGGAATAGATGTACTTTTCCGAGAAAGTTACACTAAGAAGCATAACGATCGAAGTCGATGATAGCGGTTTTTCTACAGAGGTAAACCATGATGTTGAAGTGTGGGCCGACAAGAAAACGGCTACCAGGACGGAGTTTTATTCCGCTCATGCAGCGGGCATAGAAGTGTCGGCTGTGTTTACAGTGAACGATTACTCGGACGAGAAGATACTGATCCATCAGGGCAAGGAGTATGACATTGTCCGGGCCTATCGAAAAGGCGAAGGAGAATGGGAGCTTACCTGCTCAGATAGGAGGGTGTGATGGCGCAGTTCACCTATTACCCCGATAAAGTTTTTTTGGAACAGCTCAACAAATTAGCTGACGTAAAAAACATTGAGAAGGTCCTTAAAGCCGGTGGCGCTGCTATGGTGCCTTACCTTAGGTCCGGTGTTAGTGAGGCCGTAAAAAGCGGTACAGGAGCACTGGTGAAAAGCATAAAGGTTTCCGGTGTAAAAACCGACCGGGAGGGGAACAAGTGTGTTTATGTAATGCCGACCGGAAAGGACCGCAACGGAGTATCGAATGCGGCCAAGCTTGCATTTATCGAGTACGGAGTGCGCAGCAAGAACCGTGCACCGAGACCGCTGATAGTGAAAGCTATGAAAGATTCGCAGGCTGATGTTGAGAGAAATATGCAGGAGAAGCTGGAGGAGCTGATATGACACCATTCCAGAAGATTATTCAATCGGTGGCGCCTATCAAGGCCTATGCAGACCACAATCCTAAGTGGGAAACGGAAAAAGAGTATGTTGTTTTCAATATTTCCGATGACCGTGGAGCTGCTTACGGGGACGATAATCCGACGGAAAATGTAACGGCCTTTCAGATTCACTGGTACTTACCACAGGGGAAGAACTACCTGAACACTATGAAAAGTATAAGAAAAAGGCTTATGGAAAACGGGTTTACCTGTCCGACCATACAGCCGCTTTACGAAAAAGATACAAACTCGCACCACATAATTTTTGAGTGCGAAATAGAATTGGAGGCATAATAAATGGCAAAAATAGGATTGAATTATCCTGTCTATAAAACAGCTACATCAGCAGGAGTAATCGGCAAAGCGATACAGGCTGACGTCACAATCGAGATGAATGACGGCAAACTGTATGGCGACGACTCGCTTGCAGAAGTAGATAGAAGTTTTAAGACAGGCACGCTGACACTCGGAGTAACCGACTTATCAGATGCGGTACAGTCCGCGCTTTTAGGACACGCTATCGCGAGCGAGGTAATGACAGCCAAAGGAAGCGATACTCCGGCATATGCAGGCGTAGGCTTCTACGGAGTCAAGATAGTAAACAACAAGAAGTACTACAGGGCGGTATGGTTCCCCAAAGTACTATTCAGCGAACCGGCAGACGCGAATTCTACAAAAGGCGAGTCAATCGCTTTCGGCACGCCTGTAATAGTAGGGACGCTGTTTGACGATGCGACAAACGGCTGGAAGAAAGAGAAGACATTCGATACAGCAACTCTCGCACAGGCTTGGCTTGATAATCTTGCAGGAATAACCGCACAGGTAGCGACACCTGCTCCGTCAGTAGCGGCTGGAACCCACGAAGGAACACAGACAGTAGCATTGACTTGTGCAACAGCAGGCGCTACTATCTACTACACGACCAACGGGCTTACGCCTACTGATGCAGATAATGATTACACCACAGCATTGAGCATTGAGGAATCAACTATGCTTAAAGCAATAGCTGTAAAAGCAGGAATGTCAAATTCTGAAGTTATGGAAGCAGAATACATCATAACAGCATAACTATAAGGGGAGGGTACTCCTCCCCTTGTTTTTCTTAAAGGAGGGAAATGATGATTGATAAAAAGATGAGCATAACGATTAAAGGGGTGGAATTTCCTATGGCATTCAATCTTAATGTATTGGAAGCTATACAGGAGAAATACGGAAGCCTTGACGTTTGGCAGAACAAAATACAGCCGAAAAAAGGAGAGGCTCAGATAAAGGACATTAAATGGACTCTCGTGACATTTATTAACGAGGGAATTGAAATAGAGAATGAGAACGGGGAAAAAAGGACACTGCTTACAGAGAAGCAATTAGGAAGAATGATAACGAATGTGACAGACATCGCAAAGGCTATCACCAAAACTGTAACCGACAGCGTGCCGGTACCTGACCCAAACGCATAACGCCCGACGAACCCGCTGAAATCAACTTCGCGCTGATTCTGCACATCGGCATGAAGATGGGGTTCACGGAGAAAGAGGTCGGGCGAATGACGATAAAGAAATGGAAATCGATGTACGACGCATACAAGCTCGTATTTGACTTAGAGAGAAGCCTTATCAATTCTAATCAAAGGTACTCGCAGATAGATAAGGAACCAACGATTGATGACGTTATACCGTTTTAGGAGGCACAAATGGCAGGGATAGGACCCTCAATCAGCCTAAAGGGCGAGAAAGAGTTTAGACAGGCTATATCGGCTATAAACAGCGAGATGAAAGTTTTAGGCTCGGAGATGAACAAAGTCACCGCCGAGTTTTCCGACAACTCGAAATCGGTCGACGCTCTGAAAGCAAGGAATGAAGTCCTTAATAAAGAGATAGAGAAGCAGACGGATAAGGTCAGCCTGTTAAAAGGCGCGTTAGCTGAAGCGGAAAAACAGTACGGCGAAAACGACAAGCGCACATTGAACTGGAAAACCTCGCTCAATAATGCCGAAGCAGAACTAACTAAATTAAATAAAGAAGTAGACAAGAACGAGCAGGCTATGAAGGATGCTGAAAAGCCTACCGAAGAGGTAGGTAAGGACCTTAAAGAGCTGGGTGCCAATGCCGATGATGCCGGGAAGAAGACGTCTGTCCTTGGTGATGTTATAAAAGGCAAGTTAATAGCCGAAGCTATCATAGCCGGGGTTAAAGGGTTAGGAAATGCTCTTAAATCTGTAGCAGTCGGACTGAAAAACATGGCAGTTGAGGGAGCTGCATACGCCGATGAAGTTATCACTCTCGGTGTAACGACCAGATTGACCACTGACCAGATCCAGGAGATGAAGTACGCGTCGGAACTCGTGGATGTGTCTCTTGAAACTATAACATCATCAATGACACGTAACATTCGTGCAATGGGTAACGCTCAGATGGGAGCAAAGCAATACACGGAGGCTTACGATAAATTAGGAATCTCGGTAACGGATGCCAATGGCTCACTGAGAGACAGTGAAGAGGTTTATTGGGAAATAATTGACAAGTTAGGGACTATGGAGAACGCAACCGAGCGTGATGCCATAGCGATGAGCATTCTGGGACGCAGCGCTCAGGACCTTGTTCCTTTGATAACTGCTGGTAGTGACACCATGAAAAACTTAGCGGCCGAAGCTCACAGCATGGGTGCTGTACTGAGCGAAGACACGCTCGGAAAATTGGGAGCCTTTGACGACGGCATCCAGCGCATGAACAATGCTATGACTTCTTTGAAAAACAACGTCGGTGCGGTCCTGGCTCCGGCACTTGCAGAGCTCTCGGAGGAAGCCGCAGCTAAAATGGGCGCCTTTGCGAAGAGTATCCAGGATGCGGAGGGGGATGTGGGCAAGATAGGCGAAATAGTTGGCGAAACATTGCTCGATCTAACTAATGAAATCGTCGATAAACTTCCTGAAATGACAAAGGCAGCGGGATCCCTGATAGAGTCTTTTGTCGGCGGGATCCTGGACGAGTTGCCGACAATCGTAACTACTGCGTTTGAAATTGTAATGCAGCTGTTGAACACAATTATAGAAATGCTCCCGAACATAATTAAAACCGGCATGGACGTTCTAATCGCACTGATAACTGGAATATCAAATTCAATTCCTAAGCTTATTCCGACAATAATCGAAGCCGTGATGACCATAGTTAAAACGTTGATTGATAACCTGCCGGAACTGATAAGAGCAGCACTGAAAATGGTTATGGCTCTTGCCAAAGGCTTGGTTGATGCAATTCCGCAGCTCATAAAGGCCATACCGGTAATAATCGAAAGCCTTATAGCCGCCATAGTGGAAATGTTGCCGGAGATAATCATAATGGGCGTCACACTCGTAGTTGAGCTTGGAAAGGGATTAATTAAAGCAATCCCGCAGCTTATAAAGAACGTCCCGGAGATTATAGAAGCTCTTATAAACGGTTTTAAGGCGGG